TTAATTCATGGTATTTGATGTTTGAAGATTACTCGTATGAACAAGTTCAAAGAGCTATTATCAAATTTTCAAAATCTAATAAATACATTCCTAATCTTGCTGAAATTATTTCTAACATTGAAGTTCCTGATTACACAGTCACCAAAATTGAACCTTATACAGTAATCGTTCAGTTTGAAGATGAAGTTTATGGAAACTTCCCATTCAGGTTTTTAACCTCAAATGAAGCTAGAGAGTATTCTCAAAAATTCAAAGAATGCAATTACGATAAGGAGTCAATCAGGATATTGCATGAGCAACATGTCAGAGAACGTAATAGCGGAGTTCTTACATACAGGGGAGAAGCAAAGGTAAGATTAGAACAAAAACTTCAAAATCAAAATAACAAGGGAAGTAGAAGATATGATAAACAGAGTAGTTTTAGTTGGTAGGATGACACGTGATCCTGAACTTAGAAGAACTCAAAACGGTTCAGCAGTTACAAGTTTCACTTTAGCAATTAATCGACCAAAGAGAAATGATGAAGAACAACAAGCGGATTACATTTCGTGTGTAGTTTGGAACAAGACTGCTGAAAATGTTGAGAAGTACTGTTCTAAAGGTTCATTGATTGGAGTTGAAGGAAGACTTCGTTCAAGAAGCTATGACAACGCTCAAGGACAACGTGTTTATGTTACTGAAGTTGTATGTGATTCAGTTCAGTTTTTAGAAACAAAGTCTAGAGACAAATATGAAGAACAACAATATCATTCGCAATCGACATACAATCCAAATCAGTACCAACAACCAACACAAAATCAACAACAAGACAGTTTTATGAATGAAAATCCACCTTTCAACATCATGGAAGATGACATTCAATTCTAGTCTAAAATAAAAAACTTAAAATTTTCGTTTCTAGCGAGCGTTTGTTATAAAGATGATTAACTTTACCAATTATCCAAAAACATTCGTTAGAATGAATATTTGACCAAGAAAATAACAAATTAAACAAAAAAGGAGAGATGAAAATGCTCATAAAAAAAGATGAAGAGCCGTTTTTCTATAAATTTCTTTCAATAGCAAAGGAAATCATCAGGAAAAATAAAAGATACACACCAGTATTTTATGGCGACGATGAAAAATTATATCTAGTATGTAACAACTATGCTGCAGCATACGACTTCCAAAGTAATTTACTTTTAGATGATGAGTTAAGAGAATTTGGAAAAATCCCTTATGAATTATCGGAATTACCGAATGGGGATATGAAATTGACAAAATCTGAACATTTTAGCTGTCAAGAATCATATTTGATTGCAGTTAGAAATTTCTTCAAGCATACAGGGTATATGTCGAAAAAGGTTTTTTCTGTAGATAAAGGTGATCCTTACAAGATTCCTAAAATTGTTGAAGTGACACAAAGATGGATTTCTGAAGAAGATAATAAGATTTTGGACAAGATAGGATTTCCTGATATCTATATGTTGGATGCAAAACGTGTTGATGAATTTATTACGCTTGCTGGTGATTGGAACCCATATTATTTGGCAGCATGTGATCAAACCGAATTAAATGGTGGACAAACCACTATTACAATGACAGTTTACTTCAATATCAAAGAGGATCCTAAGAAAAGTGCTTGTGATCAACAAACAATGGAACTTGTACAACAACCTACGAACTATGACGAATTCGAAGATATGGATGTAGAAGAACCTGAAGACGAAGTGGTAGAAGATGATTATCAAGAAGAGGAACAATTGGATGCACTTCTTGAAGACACTGTTGTTCCAGAGGAGCTAGAAGATGATTTCGACCCAATGCGAGCTTAATCTTGGAATACAAGCGAACTACAAGAAGTTTTGGTTTACCGTTCCAGGAGCAATCGTTGGAAAAGGCAGACCGAGATTTACTACGCAAGGAAAATTCGTAAGAGCGTACACACCTAAAAAAACAAGGGATTACGAACAAAAAATAGCAATGTGCTATCGAAAAACTACAAGTTATCAAAGCGATAAGGCATTGAGGGTGAAGATATTTGCATACAGAGAAATTCCTAAGTCGACCACTAAAAAATTAAGAGGTTGGCTATTAGATAAAACGTTTCTATGTACCGTTAAACCGGATATCGATAACATCATAAAAGTAGTTTTGGATGCACTCAATAATGTGGCATATTACGACGATATTCAAGTGTGTGAACTGGTTATCATTCGTGAATTTGCTGAAAATGAATGTTTAAAAATATGTCTAGAAGAAGTTGGCGAAAGAAGGCCAAAATAGGAGGATAGAATTATGGGATTGTTTGATTTAGTTAGAGAAGAACAAGAAGCAAAGAAAAAAGCTGAGGAATCAGCTAAAGAAGATGTAAAAGATACAGTTGTCAAAGAAGTGAAAAAGGTTGAAGAGGCACCAAAAGAAGCTGATCAACAACCTGCTCCAGTTGCAAAAGCTGAAAAACAAGCGACTGAGGAGGTAAAACAAGCAGTAGAACAAGCAACTGAAATTGCAGAAGAATCTAAAAAAGAAGAAAAACCTGCAGGTAAAAAAGTACCTAAGAAAAAAGCAAGTACTGAAAAAACTTACAAGTATCCATTTGGAGTCTACTCTGAAGGAAGATTGATTGATGTTTCTTCTTATGGATTTGTGGATGGCCAAGATTATACAGAAAAGGAAATCACAAGCATTATGTTGCAACACAGACATTATGAGTTTGCAGGAACAATGGAATACAGTTATATCGAGGATGACAACGTTCTTGTTGTAACTGGAAAACAACATAGAAAAGGCTAGGTGGTTGACATGGCCAATAATTACACAAGATATAAATTTTACGTCATAGGAGTTGGTGGGACTGGTTCTCTTCTAGCAAGAGACCTTCCAAAACTTCTTTTAGGAACGTCACATAAAATGATACTAGTAG